GGGCCAAACACAGTTACGCGGCTTTGATACCAATAACAGAACCAGATGCCTGACCATTCTTACCACGAAGGCCATACTCAGCAATCATCATCTGCTTGATGGAATCACCAGTTTTCGCCAAGGTTTCCGTCTGGAAAGGACGCAGATAGTCTACGCTCCAGAAATCGTAATCCAAGACATACAACTGGTTAGGCAAACACAGACGGCTAGGTACAATCTTGAAAGTACCGAAGTCCGTGACGATGACATCAACAGAGTTGATAGCACTTGCCGGAGATGCTTTATCGTGGTTAGAAACGATATCAGCAACGACTGAACCAGCCAGAGCAGACATCTTAACTTTCAACGAAGCATCGCACATGATTACGTCAGGCGCACCACCGGCCTTCCAAATCTGCTCGACACAATTATTAAGCATACTCAACGTCAATACAGCGTCAGCACCACTAGGCGCTTTCACTGCTGTACCATCTCCTGCGTTAGCAACAGCGGCGTCAGTCGGGCCATCAATGATGTTTGAATCACCAGCAACAGCATCACCAAGCCAAGAGTTAAGAGCGGCAGTCTTACGAGCCACACCAGCCGCGCCAGCGGCCTTAACGTCTTCACCAAGAAGCATGAATTCCATGTCACGCTTAATTTCTTTTGCGCGCTTGGCCAACTGGTAAGCCTGACTTGACTTTCGGCCTGCCCAGTCTACTGCTTCNGCAGTGCCTGATGTNTGAACNGCTTTCTCAGAAATCTGAGTTTGATTCGTCAGTTTCGTCGGCTCTGCAACTGCCAACGATGCCGGGTCATCACCCTCTAGTTTCTGGTTTGCGGCGGCGGCGGCGAGTTCATCTTTNTGCCACTCAAAGAGAGTGTTAGAACATGAGCCTCGTCCAGCGCCTGTCATAAACGGCGTGTCCATAGGACTGATATTATATATGATATCGCTCAAGTCTTCGCGGATTTGTACACCCCCGAAGGTCAAACGAGTATTTGCGGGAACTGCCATAGCAGATTACCTCCTTAGTTAAAGTTCTACAAAATCTTCAAAAAGAGATACGGAATCATTTACATGACCTGTCTCTTTAAGACGCTTCATTTTTGCAGTACGCTCCGCTTTTCCCCGTTCCTTTTTGTTTTTCGATCCAGTTCCAGAAGTAGCCATCTTAGGTTTCTTCTTAGTCTTTTTGGATTTAGTTGACAACTGCGCTTTCTGCATTTCTTGAAATGCTTTGGCTTGCATGAGAACAAGTAGTGATCTATGGTCAGTTAGTTGGTTCAATTCTTCCTGGAGGAATCCTTGAGATAAAGCAAACTCAGTTAGTTCTTTTCCCGCCTTCTGTCGGAACTCTTCGTTCTTCCATTCTGGTAGGATAGTCTCTAACTTTTGCCGTTCTTCATATGCAACACGCTGTTGAGTTTGACGCTGTTCAGCCATAGCCTGTTCATTGGCTTGACCAAGGCGGTGCTCTTCCTGTTGCATCATTGTTTGAAGATCGGTTACTTCAGACTTTTTAGTAAGATATTCTTCTCTATCTTCTATCTTAAGTCTTTCCCAATCTGTATTATTGACCAGTTCATTTAATTTACTATACTGCTGTTGTACTACAGCAGATGCGGCATCAATGTACTGTTGGCGAAATTGCTGAGTCTGATATACTTCTTGCTGTGCCTGTTGAATCATGGCGTCAGCCTGTTTGCGGTATTCTGCAATCTCTTGAGTTTTCTTTGTGTAGTCAGACTGTCGGCTATAGCCACTTTTAAGTTCGTCAAGGGTTACCTCAACCTCTTCACCGTCAACTTTAATGGTGTGAGTGTCGGGTTCCTCTTCTTCCTCTTCAGCGTCTGACTCATCTTCAGATTCTTCTTCCTCCTCAAATTCCTCTTCGGATTCTTCTTCCTCTTCAGAAACCTCTTCCAATGGTTCGTCTTGAGTTTCCTCAGTAGACTCTTCAACATCTTCAGTAGGGGCGCTCTCCTGTGTTTCTGGTGTGGCCTCTTCAGGCTCCAGTAAACCAAGGATTGCTGATTGTGCTTCTACTATACTTCCGGGTTCAGCCGGGAGCGGGGCAGTTTGCTTGTCCGCCATTTTAAAATCTCCTTATATTTGGTATTCCTTGAGTTTCTCCGCCATCTCTCCAGTCTCAACTATGCTGGTTAGATGAAGGCGTAGTCTCTCAAGGAGTCGTAATGAAAGCCAGCATTGCTCCCGGCTTTCGACATCGTTCACACTTGTATGTGCCCAAGTGTTAAAAATATTTTCTCCTAATGAATCAAAGGCTTCGTTGTACATCGGGTCATTGAGGAGGCGTTTCGCTTGTTCCTCTCGTTGCTTATTGGTCATGTTTACCCTATTGCTACGGCCCTATTCTGTTCGCGTTCAAGGGCCAGTTCTTCGGCTTTTAGTTGCGCGTCAACTGCGTTCTTCTGTGACTCCTGTTGAATCTTAGCGGCTTTAAGTTGTATGTCTGCCGTCTTGATCTCCAACTCTTTCTGCTTTACCTGCATTTCCATCTGAGCAAGTTGCTCTTCTGGAGTAGGCTGTTTAGGCTGTGGAGGAGGCGGAGGGGTTAGGTAGTCATCAATGTTCTGATAACCCATTGCTTTTATAAGCGCCGCTCCAAGGTTATACATATTCTGTGGAGTTACAATAGGTAGCCCACCCTGCATGGCCTGTCCTGCAAACTGTAACATCTGTGACAGATGAGCCATCTGCTGATCCTTTGATCCATTGCCAAGGGCGACAGATACAGTGCAATCCATTTTGTCATTCCACATATCAGGTCTGACAGGAACCCACTGNTTTCTTAGCATGACTACTCTCTCTTTGTCCTGATTCTTCAAGAGGAGTTCGTAGATGCAGTGCATNAGTTCCTTAACGCCTGTCTCTGCAAACTGTCTGGCAATTAACTCTACCCTGCTCTGGGCATTAGTCATCACTGCGTTGACTGCTGTAGCCGTTGTATGGCTTGTTAAGGCATCCGCATTGATACCTTGTGTATTTTTATTTACGCCTGTTCTGGACTCTCTTACTTCGTCAAGGTAGCCAAGCATCTGGAATGATTCTGGCTGTAGGGGAGGCGTAGCCAAGGGCATGATAGCATTGGGAGATTTAACTCGTACCACGCCGCCCGGGCGCTGGGTTAGCAAATCATCCAAATTCGCTTGACCTTCAAGCACTGCGTACCTACCAAAGTTCTGGTTGTAGGCGTTGTCCATAAGGTTACGCATTAGCGTACTCTTAATCAGTTGGATATCCATTACTAAGTCAGCAACAGACATACCAAANAACTTATGAGGAATCTTCAGTGGAGTGATTGATACAAAAGGAACTTTGTCTACTTCCTCATTAGAGAAAATATAATCCCCTACACTGCAAACCTTTCTGAGTTCTGCTATACCATCATCATCATAGTCAGTCTTAATGAATGATTCGTGTAGCCAATACTCTCTAAGGGCTTCTTCGCCGTTTTCATTAAGGCCACCACCCCATTCAAAGGAGTCATCAAACTCATACCTTGCCATTCTTTCTGCATTGTAGACTTCTTCGTTATATCCTGCACCTAACTCGCCAACATCAAAGTCATTGTCAGGATACATCTCTCTAAGGTCTGATACGGTCTTCTTTACCCTATGGCAAACAAATCGTGCGTCCTGTATACCTTTAGCCTCTCTTGAGATAAGGAATTCATCAGGCGGCACATTCTCAATTTTAATTTTACCGTTAGTATCTTGCCTATGTAGGACTACATTATGGTAGGTTACTTCTTCGTAGTATTCCTCATGCTCAATAACTTCAACATCTTTATTTCCTGTAAGGACTTCAAACTCCATATCTGTAAGGCCACGATACTCTTCCCTCTGAGTCTCGGGGTATTCATCCCACCATACCTTTACAATGCCGTTCTTCTGCAGGAGGGCATCATGGAACCATGAGTACAGGATTTCCCAACCATTATTGTCTTTAGTAAAGACGTAGTTAACGTAGTCAGTAGCCTGTTCTGCCGCCTGTACGTCTTCCGGGCCATGAGGGGTAAACTTTACCATCTCATCGCCAGAGGCAAACACCCTCATCAGGGAGGGCTTAATCCACTCTATTGTATCCTGTACCGTAGAATCAACGTATTGACTACGACCATCTACCTCATTACCAAAGGGAAGGGCATAGTAATACTTGATAGCCTCTTCTCTCTGGATAGAGATTTCGCCATCGTATCCAAGAGATTGTGATATCTCCTCATGGATGCGTGACATTAGTTCTTGTTCTGTATCAGACAATTCCGTAGTTCCTATAGGTTATTTCATTAGTCCAAGTTGGATCAGACCCCGCTA